AATATCCAGCAAGTCACCAGCACCAGCCCCAACAGCAAGCACAATGGATGTACCATTAGTTGCGGTGAAGTCTGTACCAGCGGTAAGCTTAATACCATTCAACCACACATCTACATAGCCAGCATCATATGTTGCAGCAAAGTTAGTTTGAGCAGCGGTAGCAGTATAAGTTACACGTTCTGCTGTTCCGTTAACGCTTGAACCAGCGTTCTGCCAGCCACTATCTCCATAGACCTTCATAGCTTGTGCTGAAGTATCAAACCAAAGGTCGCCTACTGTAGCACCAGCGGGTGCAGTAGCCGCAATCGCATAGGTATCCGCAAAGTTATTTACGTTGACTAAGTTAGCAGCAACCGTGTTTACGTTAGCAATACTTCCACCAACAGCATCAACATTTGCAATGCTATTAGCAACAGTATCAATCTCAGAACTAGCTTCAGTTAGGTCGTTAGCTACAGTTATTACGGCAGCAATATCAGCCGCTATTGTCTGTAGGTTATTGTTAGAAATCTCAGCAGCAACCAAAGAAACATCTGCAATGTTAGTACCAACAGCAGTCACATTTGCATTGTTAGTTGCGACTGTGGTGACATTCGCTGAAATACCAGCAACCGTAGTTACGTTGGCGTTTATACCAGCAACCGTTGTGACATTTGCATCGTTGGTAGCCACTGTGTTTACGTTGGCAATATTAGTAGCAACTGCCCCTATATCAGCAGCATCAGCTACTACAGCGTTAATATTGGTAGCGTTAGCAACGGCAGCATTAATGTTTGTTGTGTTACCAGCAGCTATATTTACATTGGCAATGTTAGAAGCAACTGTCCCAATATCAACAGCATCAGCGACTACAGCGTTAATATTAGTAGCATTGGCAACAGCAGCATTTATGTTAGTTGTATTACCAGCCGCTGTATTTACGTTAGCAATATTAGTGGCAACTATTCCAATATCCGTAGCGTCAGCAACAGCTGCATTAATATTTGCTTCATTAGCAACGGCAGTATTAATATTGGTTGCATTTGCAACAGCAGCATTAATATTGCTTGTGTTAGCTACAGCGGCATTAATATTACCTGTATTAGCAACAGCGGCATTAATGTTAACTGAGTTATTTGCAACAGCGGTTACGTTAGCATTGTTAGTAGCAACAGTTGTCACATTACCAGAAATATCAGCTACTGTGGTTACGTTGCCAGAAATACCAGCGACTGTTGTAACATTAGCGTCATTGTTTGCAACTGTAGTTACGTTAGCATTATTGTTTGCAACTGTAGTTACGTTAGCATTTATACCAGCAACTGTAGTTACGTTAGCATTTATACCAGCAACTGTGGATACGTTAGCATTATTGTTTGCAACTGTAGTTACATTACCAGATATACCAGCAACCGTAGTTACGTTAGCTCTAATAGTATTTACGTTTGTGATAGCATTTGTAGCTATTGTACCATCTTGGATATCAGCAAGCAATGCAATGTCAGTATCAGCATCTGCAACGGTATTAACGTCTGCAATACTGATTCCAACTGTATTAATATTAGCAATGTTTTGTGCAACAATATCCATATTAGATGAAATTGCTAGTTGCCCAATGGATTCCTCAGATTGTACAACAAGTACATCTAACTGGCTCCCGTTGGGAACATCGGCCACACTAAGGAAAACAATAGAGTTATTAACAATATCATATTTAGCACGGTCATTTACAATTACATTATCAACTTCTAGTCTACAATAATTATCGCCTTTGATTGGTGACGGTATAGGGAAAACCCTAAGTGATCCATCAAGATCAAAGGAATGGCGGGAAGGTGTTTCCATAATAATTCCTTATTTCATTTCACGAGAAGTTGCAGAGAACAAGCCTTCAACAACAACTGAGGATATCATAAAATCATCGATAGATGAATCTTTAATTGTGATTACTGCATTGCCTACTTTAGAAGCCACATTTAAGTTCATATCTCGCATTGAGCTTGTGTGTGATTTGTAGTAAGTTTTATCATAATCTCTTCGATAAAGCTCTGCATCAAAATTACCTTCGCCACTAATTGTAATCTGTTTAATAAGCACTTTATTCAAAGGTGTTCTAACAGTACCCAGTTGTGGGTAGTAATCTGGTAAGATGATTTTAGCTTCATAGGGTATTAGATCAATAAGTATATCGTCTGCGGAAGACTTATCGACATTTTGATTTGGAATATTGTAATCTAACTGTAATTGGTGCAGTCTAAATTCAGCATCAGTTTTACAAGCAATAGTTACAAATGAATCAATAACATTATATTGGTAGCTACCAGCTGTAACAACTAAGGTGTTTAGAACTTCCCATTTATTCCAAGCAGATTGAATACGTTTCTCACCATCTTCTTTATAGTTATATAGATAAATTAGGTTTGTTTCAGTGCAGCATAATACATAACCAAGCACACCATTAGCGACCAGAGATTTAACTGGTACAGTCATATAAGTTGGTGTACTAATATTAAGATCAATACCCTTAACTGTTAGCTTATCTGTTTTAATATACTCACGAAGTTGTTGTCTATTATCCGTAGTTGAAATGAAGTAAAGACTATCGTTAACTACCACTGGTTCTACACCAACAGACATTGGATAGTTGCTGGCGTTACTTAGCGATACGCTATTAGGGCCAAAAGCCCCTTCATTAACTAGCTCATATTGAGCGTATTTTGTAAAGATATAAAGAGAATTATTAAAAGGTTTAGCATAGTAGATTTTACTAGCTTGATTAGTTGCCACTGTAATATCGATAATATCTGTATCAAGAAGATCAATAGCACTTGTAACATAGAAGTTTGTATAGTTAGCTGTCTCAGATAGAACTATGCTATCCTGTGATGCAATACCTAGGCGATTCTTATAGAAGAACATATCCTGTATGGTGCTAGTTAAACCAGCTGGTGTAGGAGCAAAGGATGGATCAGGGTTATTATCAAGATTACCTACCAAAGGTAGTGACCAATCGATAAGGTCAGCTTTAAAGGTAGCAATACCACCTACAAGACTAATACGATCAATCTTAATAGGCATATTGGATAGTTGCCCACGATCAGCTGCTGGGTCTAAGCATTCTTGCCAAGATGAACCAGCCCACTTAACATAGTAGGAGTTAAGGCTACTTGTTTCTTGACCTTTGATTTCTACATATACATCTGTAAATGGCATATCTTTAGGTAGGTCTGTGATCTTATTCACAGCACCTTTCCAGCTTTCAGAAGCTTGGTTGCCCCATGAGTCCCATGTGCTGAATGTGAAGTCTGCGTTATCAGCTCTCCATATCTTAAGGATTGAACCAATAGCTTCTGCACTAAATCCAGCTACACCATTAATAATACCACGCAAGTAGTTTGCAGCATGGTCAGAGTCTTCGAAGCCTGTAGCGGGGTCAGTATCTGTACTATTAGGCTTGTTAGGGCTACATTGATATGTAACACCATTCAAGTATACAGCGTAGTTGTATGGGTTGTAACGATCACCACTACCACGTTTTAACCAGTAGTAGGCTACTTTGTCGTAGTTAACATCTAAAGGTGCGGTAATACCATAATCTAAGCCAATAACAGCTGTCTTAGAGAATACCCAAGTTCTATCTTGTACCGTTAAGCCTTTTAGAGAGCCATTCATTAAATATGCTTTAACAGCTGTTTCTGTTGAGGGCTCATATACAACAGTCATCTCTGTACCATCACGATGGAAAACGTGTAATGGGTGATCTGCTACGTCAGAATTCATAAAGATGTATTCTTCAGCATCCTCACCACGATCATAGGTATGAAAGATAGTGGATGTTTCCATCTCAGGATTCGTAGCATAAGTAAACGTCTTTGTGTGAGTAACGGGTGGACGCTTGGTTAGTCCAACTACCAAATCAGGCACACAGTTAACCATGTCTTTACATTGGCTATCCAAAATAAGCTCAGGTTTTTGCTGTGAAACGCCATTGAAAAACGCTGGATAAACTTTGTTAATCTTAGGCATTCATTGCTCCTAAATAACTGGTGTGGGATTAGTTCCACGATCAATAAGTCTTGTCCCACGAATCAAATTAAATTTAGATTGCTTAAGTTGCTCACGCTCTAATTTAACACGCTGGATATTAATTTTATTCTCTAGTTCCCGTTGTGTAGTCTCATCACCATTCAAGTAAACATGAAGGTGTTTAGCAGCTACAAGTACCATATAGGTACGAAAGATATCTGGGATGTTGTCAAAGGTTATTTCAAGGCGAGTTATTAATTCTACAGCCTCTGTAAATACGCTGGACAATGTAGTTTTATCATAAAGGTCGCCACCTTCTTTAAAGTACTGAGTACTCTCAAAAGCAATTACGTTATTTGGGAGTGTGATTCTACCTTCTGTATTAGGTACGAAGGTAACTGTAAAAGTATTAAACCAAAATTTATTCTCTTGCTCTTCACGCAGAGTTTCTGCTAGAATAGTACGAGCTAAAACAGCTTCATGGCCTTCTGGTAAACTATCAATAGTAGTACCTGATGGGATAGGAAGTTCCCCGATGTAACGGAGCATCCTATTAATTGCGTCGATTTCTGTCATGTTAGATTCCTTATCTATGTATAGGGATACCCATATGCCTACAGTATTCCTATACATAGACGGTACTCCCCCTCTTGCGAGGGAGAGCCCTGTGGGTAGATTAAACGACTGTGCCGCCTGTGATTACGCAAGAACAAGCTGGCTTCAATACGCCCATACCATACGAGTAGTATGTGGTCATCAAAGTAGCAAGTTGCTCTGGGATGTAGTTTACTTCAGAAGTAACGTCCATCAATTTAGCAACAGCAACAGCCTCAGAAGTGAAGATCAAGGCTTTCAGTTTCTTGTTAGTACCACCAACACTTACTGTTGAATCTACTGGTAGGTAGTTCGATTTGTAAATGCGGATACCAGCAACTTCCATAACAGTGCCTTTATCCAAGCCACCATTAGTACCAGCTGTTACGTCTTTGTTAACAGCATCAGATTGTGCCAAGTAAGAATAGATACGAGGAGTTACAACTAGATACTTCTCACCCGATACATCTTTTTCTTCCATAGCAGATACAGCTTCAAACACTGCTTCAATCAAAGCATCGCCTTTAGCTTTAGGAGTAGCGCCAGAATCGATAGCATCATTGTTAACTTCTGTACCGTCAGCTTGAACAGCCGAACCACCAATGGTTCCCGAAGTTTGCGAAGCTGTTACCAACAGAGCAGCAACTGCTTTGTCGATTTTAACAGCCAAAGCTTCACCAGCTTGTTTAGCTAGTTCACCGCGAGTTTCGAAGTGTAGTACTTTCTCTTCGAATTTATCAACAGCCAAAGCATAATACTCAAGAGCATCGATGTTGATGATACGCTCTTTAACAGGGATAGTGCTCATGGTGAGCTCAGTTCCTGGGACATGCGTATTTGTGTTAGCGTCCGAAGATTGTCCGATAACTGGGATAGAGATAGAAGAACCGCTGTCGATTGACTTTGTAGTTACAAGATCAAGGAAAACCTGCTTACGGTCAAATGCAGTCAAGACTGAGCCGTAATAGATTTGTAGAGCGTTGTCCATATCAGTAGGAAGACCGCGAGTTCCCGCAGAGTTGTTGCCGATGTTATTTACGAGTAGTGCCATTTTAAATTACCTTAAATGTTTGATTTAGTTTGTATTTTGTAATCATTGCTATGTTTATTAGTTATCTTTAAGTTATCCGTTTTGTTCAGAACGCATCATCGAAAACGGGCCTACAGAATACTCATAAATACAAGCATAAAGGTTACTAGGGTTTTTAAGTGTCTTACAGATACTGTACACATATCTACAATACAACTTAGCTAAGTTGTCTACCTTTAATAGTATTGGGGATGGAGGGAAACACCAAAGGAGACAAAACGTGAATCCCCCCAATTCTTAAAGAATACCTCTTTTACGGGCAGCAAGATAGCGTTGGTCTACCATATTGGTATACTTAGCATCTTTCCCATAGAGGCGGTCAGTCTGTGCTCGTTGCCACTCATTCTTATCACCATAAGGCTGGACACCGCTTGAAGCGGCTGTTCCTTCTAACCTACGAGGTGCAGCTTGTGATGGCACAGTCTGTTCTTTTTTAAACTTCATGTATTCAAGATTACGGAGTATTTTCTCCTGATTCATCGAATCGACTGAATCGTTGTAATCCTTAATAATATCTGAGGGCAAGTTTTCAGATGCCCAATTAATAATAGAAGTATATTCCTCTTGACCACCAACAGAGGAGTAAACACTCTCTCGCATATTATTGGCATATGATTGTTGGCCTTGAATATACTGGTCAACCTGTTGCTTAGTGAACCCCATCTTTTCGAGGTCGCCGTAAGACTTATCAGAAAGACTACCATTATCAACAAATTCTTGTTCATACTTTGCAACCTGTAGATTAGCAGCTGCCTCTGTAGGCGCTTCCTCTACTTTATCTGCTGGTTTGTCGGTAGATTCTTCTTTAGGTTTACCTAGCTTGCTTTCGAGTTCTTTGTAAGCCTTCAAGAGTTCCTCTTGTGACTTGAACTTACCAGCAATTAAGTCTTCTTTCTGTGTGCCGTCATCGTTGTAGCCATCAGGCATACCCGCAGCTTTCTCATCGCTTGTCTTTTGTGACTCACGATAGCGTTGGATAGCCTCTTGCTCTACACGCTCACGATCAGAAAGTTGTGGTTGCCCAGAAACATCAGCTTCTTGGGCAACTTCACCTTCTACTTGTGGTGCATTTTCATCCATACTTATTCATCCTTTGGTAAGGATTGCTTCTTAGCTGGTGAAGCGATTTGAGGGGTCATATCGACGCTATTAGGGTATCCCCTTAAAGCTTCCTCTTCCTTATCCCGTAGGTAGTAGTCTGCATCCGTAATAGTATTAGGATTCTTTTTTTTCATACCAGCTTGTTTAAGCTCGTAGAGAGATTGTGTTTTAGCCATTTAATTCTCCTTTAGAATATTTAGCCTTGTTGAACGACTTGTTGACCAGCAGCAGCACCAGCTGATTGAGCCATACTACCAGCGCCTTGCTGTAGTAATGCTTGCTGTTGTGCGGCTTGCTGTTCCTGTTGGATTTGCTCATCTGACTTAATGAGGTCAGAGGTATCAAGACCCAAACTATTAGCAATTTTAGCAATATACACACCAACATTTAGTCGGCTAAGTATAATCTCTGGGCTTCCCAACTCTTGAATTAGTTGGTTAAACTGTCTGATTTTGTCAAGTTCTACATTCCGACCTAGAGCTTCAACACCTGTTACGATTACTAACTCAATACCTAAAGAGGACAAGTCAACTTTGGTCTGGGCTAGTAGTTGGTAAGCTAGTGGGCGTTGTAGTTCGAGCGATAGGATTGAGTATACACCACCAAGGCTCTTTTCGAGGTCTGCTGCCATGTAACGGATTTCGGTAGCAGTTGTACGCTCAGAGTCACGGGTGGCACTTGAGGCCGCTAGGAAGGCTTGCTCTAGCCTACGGGTAAGCTCTTGTACCATATCCATAGGAACACGAAGGTCAGAGCCCTTGTCAACACGAAGGGTGGTGATATCTTGCTCTAAGTCACCTAGGATACATACGCCATTCTCAGCACCATTGATATCATCAACATCGACTGTAGAACCAGCACGTTTCCCAAAGATAACACGGGCCATCACAGACGAGGCTTCTAGGAGTAGTTGGTAGAGAGCCTCAAGGGAACGGAAGTCACCTAGATACTGTTCGACCAAACCACGACCATAGCTTTCACCATTGATTGAAGTCCAGCGTAGGGGGATAAATGGTAGTTCTTTAGGGTCGCCGTAGCTTACATCTGAGCCTTCTACAAGGATACCTTCAACCTCTTGGAATTCATACCAGATACCTAGCTTTTTAATAGCACGGGTATAGATAGTAGCCCTAGTTGAATCTTGGATAGCAGGGTCATTCTCAATCTGCTGTAGAATATCCTCTGGTAGTGTGTCTTTTGTAACTTCCTCTTTGCAGATAATCTCAATCGGATTACCACTAAAGTCACGGGAGATAACATAGTTTGCTAGTTTATAGCTTTTAAGTCCTGTCTGCGTTTTGTATAGCAGAGCATTACCAGAGATAATAAGGGATTTGATAGATTCGAATATAGGCACCCGTAGGGCCTCACGTTCGATCTGCTTCATAATCTCTTGCTCAAGGGTCACTAGACTTTTCTCTAGTTGATCTTTGCCACCTTGCTGTTGTTGTTGTGCAAGCTGGATAACTTCTGGGTCTGGTAACAGACGGAAGAAGCTGGTGTTAGGTGGTAGTAGTGTAAGAAGTAATTTACTTGCTAGATTGTGAACAAGTCTACTGCCAACAGCCTGATAGGGAGTGTCTAAATCATCTGATTCTGTGTGACCACTATCTGTTACTACAGATGGGATCGTCAGTTTAGAGCACTCTCTAGCTCTGTCAAGTACAGAAGTCCTATCTGCATCTAGTTTTGAAAACTTCTCACGCGAAGGGGAATGCTTAACTAAAAGCTCCTCTACGGTAAAAGTTTGTTCCGCCATTGTTATACCTTAATCTAATTCTAACTTACTAAGCAGTGCCTGTGCCTACTTGTGCTGTGCCAGCTGTAGCGCCAGTTACAGGGATTTGAAGAGATTTAGCGCCAGCTTTTTGAGCTTCTAGTTTACGCTTGGCTTCTTCTTCGGGTGTCATTGCAGCTTCTTGCGTAGCAGCACTAGCTGGTGCTGGGGCAGGGGGTGGTGGTGTGTAGGTTGGTTTCTCAACTACAGTTGTACCACCCTTTTTAAACATAATATTTTTAAGTTTTTCGTCTTCTTGTACTTGTGGTTTGATATCAAATTTGAAACCGTTAACATGGGCGAACTGTGGTTGCCCGAAGTTAGCAAAGATATTATCGAAAAAGGCTAGGATTTGTTTCATTTTCAGTCCTTAAATTTAACTTTGGTTAGTAGTTTGGTGTAGATACGTCTAACTTCCTCTACATCATAAATGTAAGCTTCATAGGCTTTTACACCTGTCATCTTGCGGCTTAGTCTTCGTGTGGCTTCTGAAGCGTAGTAGTGTTCGAGAGGTAAGTTATTTTCAACACTCACCATACCAGCTTGGATAGATAGTAGATACATAGCCCTACCACCCCTGTACTCTGGCAATACATAGTTGTAATCATTACCAACAGTAGGTGGTCGTAGTCCATAGTAAGTATTAAACGTAAAGCTTGTAAACCCTATTACTTTACCGTCCTTCATTGCTAAGTAAACACACCAATGGTAATCAATAAATTCATCTATATGAACCGTACCAGCCCCAAATAATTCTTGGCTAAATTTGATAAGCACTTCCTTTAGTGCTTCTTTGTACTCCTTAGAATACATTACGATTTCAATAGTTGACATTAGTTTTCGTTTCGTTCTAGTAGCTCTTCGATAAATCGAATAACATCTTGTTGTCCTATTAAACGACTTAGTTCAATCTCAGTAGTAGGTTTAGTAGGAATACTATTAGGGTATCTTTCAAATAGAAGGTCTAGCAAATGCTTTAAAACATTAGGTGCTAACTTCATATAAACTCCTTTGAGTAATTAAATTACCCATTTATCTTAGATAGTCGTTTCATTCAAAGTAGCATCTACAGGTGCTACAGGCGGATTCCAAAGTTCAATCGACTTACCGTTGAATTGGTGCATCTGTGCTAGACGCATAGTCCATAAAGCCTCATCCTCAGTTTGGTCTTTACTTTCATAAGCTTCCAACACAGCTTGCCACATCTCATAGTCAGTCTCACATTCAGCTAAAATCTTTGTAGCTTTAGCAGCGCCTATACCATAACATCCTCTATACCCATCTGTCGTATCACCAGTAAGCGTCTGGAAGTATGCGTACCTAGTCGCATCCCCCTCAGAAACAGTTACTTCCTCATCTTTATTGTAATTATAATGAGTCCCTGCGGTTTGATACAGAACATCTTTATCAATCGCACATAGCAGATAGTCCTCTGGATATTTAGTTTTTAGATAGACAACATAATCATCAGCTTCAATTCCATCTGTTGTGAAGGTATTGTATTTGGCCCTAGCATACGCCAAGATTTCTTCGTAGCCTTCTGGTCTTCTCGAAGCTTTGCGGTTAGCTTTGTATGATATTGGGAAATCATATCTAAAGTTAACACCACCAGAGAATACCAGAACAGCTGAATCACAACCAGTTGCAAATACAATATTTGATACAAGTTGGTCGAGTGTTGTGTAGCAAACTGCTATGTTGGTATCGTAGGTAATATCTTTCTCCTGTTCAATACCAGCCATAACTTCGGCTTCATTCCAATACGTCTTGTCTTCTATTGCAAATCCAACTTTATAGATAAGCGAATCAGCGTCTACTAAGGCCAGCATACTTATTCCTCTTCTTCGGTTTCTTCGATGTAAGAATCTTCGATTTCTTTAATGATAGCTTGTACTGCTTCGAAAGTAACAATACCACCATTATCTAGCGCAGCTTGTACCGACTTGTCAATGATAGAAAAGCCCTGTTGTGCATTAAAATAATGTAGGTTAACTCTGTTAGTTACTTCTGCAATGTAGCTATTCATAAACTTCATCGTAGCATTAGCATCTTTGGGCTCTTGGAAAGTCATTGCAACCTCACTTAGATATGAGGTGCTATACTCCGAATACAGGCAGACCAACTTGGTGAGGGATGTTGGTTTTACGTTGTCACTGTCTTCCATAATCTCATCGATGACAGCCTTGAATTCCTCCAAGATAACACCCCTTGGTCGGGTGCTTAGTAGTTTGTATGCTTTAAATAAACTCATTTTGTCTCCTATCGACTTGCCAATAAGCTCTGTCGTTTTTCTTTTGTGTTGATAGTTGTTGTAGCTGATGACCAACCACCACAGTCAGTACATATGTAGCGTTGGTATTTGCCTTTGCTGGTGTGATAGAAACCGCGTTTAACAACTTTACTGCTGTTACACTTAGGGCAGCTGCATACTTCTAGGTCATCGAAGGCCCCAATAGTCGGGTGGTTAGGCATCCAAGGACGTAGGATCAAATATAACTCTTCCAAGGAAATTACATCCATACAGTTGTATTCGTACATCTCATCCCAAGCTTCGTCATTACCAGCCATACACTCATTCCAAAGTGTCCAACCAGCAAACTTAACGTGCTTCTGTTTTTTATTGGTACACAAAGCATCTGTCAAGTATGCTAGTTTGTTAGATGTAAACTTAAAGGTGCGTTTAGCCATCTTGAGTGTATCAATAGTTTTGTAAGGGCTAGGTGGTGGTAGCCCATTTAGTAATAGTCTAGCGTTGATCTTAGGGATATCAAACTTATCCCCGTTATGTGCTACGACTATATCTGCCTCAGTTAGAAGACCGTGTAGGTCAGAGAGAAGTTCAAAGTCTTCCCCGATATTCTCACGACAATCGTTGTAGTAGATATCCTCACCATCTAGCCACTTAGCTGCATATGACATTATAAACCAATCGTTTTCGATTTGATCTAACGACAAGTTTTGTTCCCATAGCGACCACACCTTCCCCATAATGGGGGATGTTTCAATGTCTAGGATTAGTGTTTTAACCATAGTAGTCTCCTTATTTATACTTAGTAGCCGTAGTCACCTGACATACCAGCAACCGAATAGTCTGTCACACGTTTCTCAAAGAAGTTAGCGTGAGAGCTACCATTATTTAATACATCCATCCAAGGTAGTGGGTTAGATGATCGTTCGTAGTTAGGCTTTAGACCAAGCTGTAACAGCCTACGATCAGTTATGTATTCGAGGTAATCTTTGACTTGGCCTTTTTGTAAATCCTTTGGCTGGTAAGTACCAAAAGCGAAATCGACAAAGTCCTTTTCCATCTTAACAATACTCCTAGCCATGTTGTATATGTGCATTTTAAATGTGTCATCAACCGCTTGGGGATTCTCTTGACACCAAGTACGGAAGAGCCAAGCGTTGCCTTCAACGTGGAGAGTTTCGTCACGCAGCGACCACTCATTGATCGTACACATCCCCAGATATTTGCCATGTCGTTCAAAGTTTTTGAGCATAACAAAGCTGCCGAATAAAGAAATGCCTTCAAGTAATATCCCCTTTGCGAGTGATAGCCCAAAGTTATCTTTGAACTGGTTGTTTGCCATATACGAATCTTTTTCAAGTGTCTCGCTATGCTTTAAGAAGTCTGTGTAGTATGAGTCAGGGAAGCCCAAGCTCTCATTTAGGTGGGCATAGCCCTCTTGGTGGATAAACTCACGAGCCATAAAGCTAGTGAGCATACCCCGTACCTCATTATTTTTTAGTGAGTTAATAAGAGGTAGGTAGCCAGCTGCAACATTAAAGTCACTCTGTGTGAAGATGGATAAAATATTTTTAATAAATTCTTTTTCTTCGGCAGAGGCAGATTTGAAATCTTCAACGTCTTTCGACATCTCAACTTCTTTCACAACCCAATGAATATCCTCAGACTGTAGACGGAAATTCTCAGCTTGTTGGTATTGTAGTGGTTTGTAGGTACGACTAGATTCAGTTAGCATTAATTATCCTTCACACGCTAGGCATTCATTCAATGCACCTTGGACACCTTGGTATCCGTCTTGTAGGGCATCACGTTTAATCTTGACGTTGACTTGCTCAGTCTTACGGCTCGACTCAGTACGCAGATAATACAGGCCCTTTAGAGGAACACCAACATCATCAGCTGGTTTAAAGGCTCTTCGGTGTACTGTGTTGACATAAGATTTATCAGCACCTGATGGGAAGAATAGGTTTACGGACTGACCTTGGCAAAGATATTGCTGACGAGCCCGTGCGTGTTCTACTACCCACCGTTGATCTAATTCAAAAGCAGTCTTAAAGACAGACTTAGTATCATCATCTAGGAAGTCTAGGTGCTGCACAGAACCATCGTTGGACATGATCGAATCCCATATTTTCTGTGTGTTCATCTCTAGGCCATCTAGTAGTTTCTCAAGAGCAGGGTTCTTAACTAGGTGACTACCAACTCTTGTTTTGTGTGTGTAGCAATTAGAAGCTCGCGGCTCAATGCTTGGTGATACCCCTAGAATAATACTACTATTAGCATTTGGTGCAATAGCAAGCAAGTGTAAGTTACGAACACCATAGCCATCACCATCAGGTGCTTCGCCAAGAGTTGTAGCTAGTTCCTGTGTAGCCTCAAGAGCTTTGGTCTTAATATTCTTAAACATATTCTTGTTAATGCTCAAGGCTATTGCAGACTCAAAAGGTATGTTGTGCTCCATCAAGTAATCATGGAAACCCATAGCTCCTAGGCCAAGACTACGCTCACGTTTAGCAGAGTAGATAGCTTTTGCTAATTCATCAGGTGCATTGTCGATAAAGAATTGTAGTACGTTATCTAACATCTCAATCAAATCACCAATAAAGTCATTGCTTGAGCGCCACTCATCGTACTTAGCTAAGTTAACAGACGAGAGACAACAAACAGCTGTACGGTCTTCACTTGTAGGCAAGTGGATTTCGTTGCAGAGGTTGCTACCATGAATGCGTAAGCCTTGTTCTTTGAGGGCAGGGTGCATTCTCTCGTTAGCTTCGTCCAAGTAGTTGATGTAAGGCTCACCAGTACGGAAACGAGCAGTAAGGATTTCTTCCCAAAGTTCTCTAGCTCGTACAGTCTCCAACACTTCATTACTATGTGGATCGATTAAGCTCCAATCAAGGTTGTTGTCAACAGCTTCGATAAAGGCTTTGGTGATGTTTACCCCGTGATGTAGGTTAAGGTTCTTACGGTTTAAGTCTCCGCTTGGTGTACGCATCTTAATGAATTCAATAATCTCAGGGTGTGAGATATCTAAGTAAGCTGCATAGCTACCGCGCCGTGTTTTGCCCTGACGATAAGCAACCATATCAGCATCAACAGTGTGAAGGAAACCGTTAACCCCTGGAGTTTTATCGGACATTGAACGTACAGCCGACCAGTGTCCCCCTACACCACCACCCTTAACAGATAGCCAGCGCTCCTCTGTAGTGTGGTCACAGAGCCCCTTGATGCTGTCAGGTACGAAGGTAAGGAAGCAGCTAATAGGCATCCCCTTGGGCTTCTCTCCCGCAGCTGGAGCATTGCTTAGAATTGGTGAACTAAACATAAACCATTCTTTGCGTAGGTAGTCTTGTAGTCTGCGACTATGTGCCGCATCGGTAGCAAAGCAATCACAGGCACGTTTGAAAGCATCATCAATAGATTCGTTAGGTCGGCAGTAGTGTTTATTTAATAATTCTTTTGCAAAATCAAGCATTGTATTCCTCTAAGATCATTTCAAGATAGTGAATAGCTTTCTCAATATCCTGTTTTCCATTTTTATTTTTATGCCGACATACATATTTTATAACATTAGCTTCACGATAAGGTAAATTATTTTTTACTATAAATTCAATAGGCTGGATAGGCATAATGTAATGCTCACCACCAACTTGTTTCATAGTGTAGTGTCCACCATCGTTTTGCTTAATCATATTTTAAACTCATTTGAGTGTTATCGTTAGCAGCGTCTTTGATAAATACGCCATGTTCGTTCAAGTATCCTGTGCGGTCTTTAATGTCTTCCCAAGCTACCGCGAAACATTCATTCAAACTTGTGTGTGTTAGCGCAGCAATATTAGTTAGCACTACCAGACAGTCACCAACATCATCTCTAATGTCCCTGCCCTTTGCAATGTTATCTGCAAGCTCCCCCATCTCACTAACAAGTTTTAGAAACTGTTGGCTTGGTGTTGAGTTTGTTAAGATACCGCGAGAGCGTGACCAGCTAATTACATTGCGTTCATATTCTTCTAAATCGTAGTGTGTCATATTATCCCCTTAGTGTGTTTCGGCCCAAGACTTTCCAATAGCAGCTGTGCCTCTAATGGGTATCCTAAACTTTAAATGGTTAGTAACATCGTCAAAGCTAGTCTCAGCTATAGTAGCTACGTCTTTAGCAATGGTTTCGTCACATTCTATCTGTACCTCATCGTGAACATTGAGAACAAACTCATACTGCTCACCTGATTTGTATTTAGCTTTTAGATTTCGGTCAAGAAAAATTAAATAATATTTCATAACCAGAGCCCCAGCCCCTTGGAGCAAGGTGTTGAGTGCCGAATGAGAGCTCCTAATATGGTAGGGAGTTCCGTCCAGCGCCTTGATAGTTTTAGTAGTCTTGTAGACAGTTGCAACCTGATCGATCAGTAGCTTGATAGCTGGTGTACTCTTAAAGAATCGTTCCTTAAGTTTCTTACCTTCTACCTCAGAGCCGTTAATTATCTGACCAATCTTGCCATCACCAGCCCCATAAAGAAATGCGTAAATAAATGTTTTCCCAGTATCGCGCGTAGGTAGTCCAGCAGCTTTCTGGTTTACGCTGTGGATATCGGTTCCGTCTTCCTTCTTGCCACTGTCAACAGCCTTGCCATACTTCCCGTTATCGAACCTAGCCATATAGTGTGATAGTGTTCGTAGCTCTAGGCCATCAGCATCACAACCAACCAAGACCCTGCCTTTAGGTGCTGAGAATAGCTCCCTAGCTTCGTGTCCCTTGTAAGCCCTCTCGCTTGGCACTTGGGCCATATTAGGGTTTGAATGCGTACACCTACGGGACACTGCGCCTAGTGTATTAACACTTCCATGAATGCGTTGATCGTCTTTGACCATTTTCATCCAAGCATTCTTCCCTTCTGCAAGCTGGCCGATTAGCTTAGTGACGTTAAAGTAATGTGCTAGTATCTTTCCCTCTTTGAAGTCAAGTTGCTCTAATACTTTCTCGTTTACAATAGGCGTATTGTGTTCTGTAAACTCAGTTGGTTTCCAGTTGTAAACTTCCTTTAGCCACCGTGCGGTATGTTGTCTGCTACTAGGATTATAATGGATATCAACATAGCACCCCCATTCACCAGCCTCATTGAAGTGGTAGCCTAGGTTTTCTTGGTTAATCAAGACTTGTGATTTCTGACCATCTTTCTTAGTAGCTATTTTAGGATAGGTTTTAGGCATCCAAGTTTTTAGTGGTGTAAATACTTTGAATAGTTCTAGCTCTGCTTCGTCAACTTCCTCTAGGAGTTCAACGTGTAGCTTCTGAGCCTTCTCAATATCAAACCAAACTCCGTACTTCTCTTGTCTGTTGATGATCTTAGCAAACTCATGCTCAAGCCACATAGCCTCATCAGTTAGTCCACGACTCTCTAATTTTTCGAGTAGAGCGTATGTTACCTCAGAGTCTTGTCGGCAGTATTCAACCATCTCAGGTGTTAGTATATCCCACTGTTCCTCATATTCACCTTTCAGCTTACGAAGTCTATAACCCCAAGCCTTTAGACCGTGACCACCTTTAAACTTAGGTGGTATTGATTTACGATTAGCGTCTGCCATCAACATATTTGGGTAAGCTAGTCGGCTCATTAGGAGTGTATCCAAGCAAGCTTTGTATGTCCACTTAGGAAATATTTTTTCAATAGCTGGGATATCGTAGTTGATAATATTGTGACCAATGATAACATCAGCTTCGCTTAGAACAGCTAGACCTTGTTGCAGCGTACCATCAGACCCTTCAATATTTTTAGACGTATATACTTTTGTAGCACCATCATCGACTTTGATGGAAATACAATGGATTTTTTTTAATTCGTAATACAGACCATTAGCTTCAATATCAAAAATCGCTCTCATCGTTGCCCTCTGTCTGTTCTATCTCGAACTCTTCATCTAGTTGGTGGACGATACCAGTGTCTTTGTCGTATAGAAAGCCCACTGTCTTGCCCGTAGCGGCCCCACTGAAACGATCCTTAAGTACCCTGATAAGCCCCTTGTTGCGTTCTATGGGGTCTTCGTGCAAAGTGTTACGCTCGATACCAAACATCGCATAGGCCCACCGCATGATAGCCCTAGAGCCTGTAAACTGCCCTTGCTCCGTAGTGCCACCAGCTTCGTGACTTGGCCCAGATTTAGGTGGGTTCAAGTGTGATACTAGCAGCACCCAAATGTCGAGCTCTTTTGCAATCCCAGCTACTTCGGCCATCAGTGCATCCAAGTTCCTACGTTCATCTGTAGCATGGGCATTTAGTGCAGTAAGGTTATCAATGTAAACAATACGACATCCGTAGTTGTGGTACATATATCGTATTTTATCGCTTATAGTAGTCCAGTCATTACTGCCGAAATTATCAAACATAAACAAGTTATCTTGAAAGCTTGTGACAGTTGCAATTAGCTTATCTTTGTCTGGGTTAGCATTTGGTAAGTGGTAGTGGATACCATCAACCTTACCAGCTGCCCGTAGTAGAGTTTCTTTAGTTGATTGCTCAAGCATAAAGGTAGCAACTTTCCAGCCCTCTTTTAAGTCAAAAGCTAACTGGCTCATAACGAAGTCTGTCTTGCCTACACTTACACCAGCACCAACCACAACAACCTCACCAAACCGTCTGCCATACAACATACTCGTTAGTTTGCTGTAGCAATACGGAAAGCCAATTTCGATAGGCTCTGCGACTGAATCAATTAAGTCTAAAGGTCGAACAATGTCATCTGGTTGGTATCTCTCAGCATTGTAAAACGCATTCACAACACCAGCTTTACCTTTGTAGACCAACACATCACTTGCATCTTTGTGATCTGGGTGACGTATAATACGCACCTTGTCAGCAGGGAGAATGGTTACGCATTCTGCTACTGCTTGTCTACCAGCTTCATCGTTATCGAACCAAAGATAAATTTCTTCGTGTCCTGTTAGCCATTTTAGTTGTTGGGCTATCTCTTTCTTAGCTGAGTTACTACCGCCTTTAACGCTAACAACAGGATATTTTCCATCGAATGCTGTTGCGACTGATAAGGCATCAAGCTCACCCTCTGTAATCACAACCTTCTTACCTGTACCACCCCATAGCTGTTGACCGAATAGAGTTGCATCCTTAGTATCACCAATAAACTTAAAAGTTTTGTCGGGATAGCGTAGTTTTTGTGCAACAATTTCTTTTTCATCATTGAAGTAGTTGGCAATGTGGCACATAACTCCATACTTATCCTGACCTATACCATAGCGATACTGTCTGGCAATAGTATCAGGTATCTTTCGCTTGGCTAGTGCCTGATATTCGTATGTTAGTAAGTCCATTCTATTGCCCCTTGTCCTAGTTGTTACGGTAAGTGTCGCATCGTCATCCTTTGTCCACTTACTACAGGCAAAGCAAAAATGGGTTCCGTTTGAGTAGCTGGCATTAGCATCTGAGCTGCCGCAACTACCGCATGGGCCGTGATGTAGGAACTGACTTTCTTCATTAATCATACTCATCCTCTTCAACAAAAGAATTAACTAAGAATGTCTCTTCATTTAAAAATTTATCATAACCGCGTAGTGCTCTATCATATGCCTCTGCCCTTGTTAGGCTACTGTCCTCATACATTAGGTCAGATACACGATCACGAATGTAGTCCTGTTTATTCATCATTTAGCACCTCAATTATAACGTCACATCTTGGATTCTCCTTATCAACACCACCAAATTCATAGCGTATCTCGCTCACGAAATGGTAGTTATCATCCTCAAGGATATTAAATTCAACCAAAGCATCATGGGTAAACTTTGTGACTACGCTTCCCACATTATCAATATCGAAGGCTCGTTTAGTTGGGTAATAAATTATATACGTCACCCGACACACCCCCACTACTGGCTTTAGTTTTCTAATAACCTCTGCTACTTCAATTTTAAACAGCTTCTTTAACTGGTTGTTAAGTTGAAACTGCCAATTCCTATAGCCGTTGAGGTTGAGATAGTAAGTTTTCTTTTTTACTAACCCAACCTCTAGCTTTATAGGCACACTAAATGCCTGTTTCTCCACTAGAAATCTGTTTCTTCATTGAAGTTATGGTAGGATTGCGAAGTGTGGGACTCAAAGCCGTCCTCTTCCTCGAACCCATCATCGTTACTACCAAAGCTAACAAGCTCAATGATCTGCATTTTAGTCCAAATCATACTAATGCCTACCTCTTTGGTATTTGCCATCGTGTAGGGATTGGCGTAGGCAGCACAGCGAATGATCGAACCATTACCAACTAGCGGCACAGGGCTCACAACCTCTTTCTTAGCGTCCACAACCACAACACGGTCTTGTTGGCCTGTCTCTGAGCGTTTGTCGATATCTTTCAGCTTGAGCTTTAGGATAATCATACCAGTTGGTGCGCCATCTTGGTCAAACTCAGGTGTGCTAACAGCCCTTGGTTGATACTGAGCACCTTTAGCTCCCATCGACTCTTTGGTTTCAGCAAGCGCCACATCGCGTAGTTGCTCTAGTTTATCCAAGAAAGCCAAAACGGAAGGGTCGTTTGGGTCACACACCAATGAGGTTGAAAACTCACCATCTGCATTATATTTACGATCAGGTTCTACTACCTTACACCACATAGCCTTACCTTTAGGTGTTACTACGTTCATGCCTTTTACTGCGAAAGGTTTAGTTGGTTTCATAGCCATTTGTTTCTCCTTTAAATAGCTTTAAGTTCTTATAGTATAAACTACTATAGTTATCTTAGTAGTAATAGTCAAAATATCTTTAAGATTCTTAAAGAGAGTTCAACTAGAATGTCGTTTCTTTTAAAGTTAGCTAAAAATATACTCACTTTCAGTAACTTCATTTAGGTTTAGCGTATTAATCATTATACTGTCAACAGGTTTTTCGAATTTAGGATGGACTTGATTAATAAACTTCTTTAGAGGCTCACATTCAAATAATTCAATATATGCCTCACGAACTCGTTTGTTTAAATTCTCAACAAAAGTAATAGGAACACCATAACTATCATGTATTAGGTGAAAGTCAATACAACCATCTGCTTTTAATTTAGCTACAGTATGGGAAAGCAAAGTTGCGTCAAGACTATGGATGAAATTTGGTGCTATACCATTAATCATTTTAATCTGATGTAGCTCAGTTACTGCTTTCCTAATAGACAGTTTACCGATTGGTGTGGTTATCCTTTCAAGCTTTGTATTGTGTATTTTCTGTAGGACAGGAAAGTTTGTAATAGGTGTGGTAAAGAATACCCACTTACCGTCCCTCACAACGTCCTGTGTGACCTCTTTGAGATATTCCTGACCCACCCTAGCTCCTTTCACTACATCCGCTATAGCGCGGTCGTTGAGCTCTGTAAGAAGCTTTGCTACTAACCACGTTTCACCTACCCAAAATCTCTTATTATCATTTTCCATATCAGATAGTTCAATTTTAAGTTGTTCGTACATCCCAAAGCGGGTGACTGAGTATGGTTGGGTCATTGTATTACGTTTGGTTAGTTGTCGAGTGATCTTACCCTTGATACTATCAGCAATAGCTTGCGTTGATACCTCATGTTTTATTTTATCAGAGGTTTTATAAGATAGCGTCTTTGGGTAATCACCAGCATAGAGGTAGCCATTTACTTTCTTAGCTACTTGGTCATAGATATCATTCCTATCCTTTCCAATTACATTAACAGCCTTTGCACCATCAGCATCCCTAAGTAATCCTGAGTATATTTGGATACCACTACAGGTAGCGTCAAGAGCTATTGGAATATGTGAGCGAAAACTAACACTGTCCGAAAGATAATCGCTATACTCAAAGCACCAAGCGAGGTAAAGATAAGGATCGTCAGCGCCTTTCCAATACCGCTGTCCTTTGATCGGGTCGTTAGCGATTTCTCTGATTTCATTAGTTTTCTCCTTTATCTTTTGAACTCTTATATCATATGGGTCTTTGTCGAACCCAAAGCAATTAGCCCCATGTATTAGAAATAAGCGTAGTTGTTCTGGTGTTTCAATCTTGTAGCCCTTTTTAAATTCCAACAGCGCCTTAACTTCTGACCCCCCTTGTGGCTGTAGGTGCTGTTGGATTGGATAAACCCTGCCTCTAAAGTCATATTGATAGCTGAAAAAGAATTCCTCCTCTTCTAAGTATTCACGGGCATTGAATAGAACCAAATCTAGCATAATAGCTTTACCCATATTAGATAGGATTAAATCCTTTTGGGTTTCAATATCCTTGAAGTACTTTCGCGTCATCTTCTTGTCTTTAGGCAGTCCTTTGTAAGAGCCTTCGGTATTTATCTCCCCATAGTTGTGAATGTTAATAAAGTCTTCTGGGTCTTTCTTCTCGTTATAGGGCAACTTTCCAAGTAAGTAAGGATTGTTAGGCATTGCTTCGGGATCAAGTATGTTATCACGAAACACTTTATTCATCACCCCATAGACCCTACTATTAATACGCCAAGGCGTTGATTGCATAGTATTTAGCAAGTCGTAGACCGCAGATGTATCAGAGTTCTTAAAGAAGCCTTGTAGCAGAGCCTTAGAGCCTGTACGGCACTTAATGATTGGTAGTTGGTAGATAGCTTTGTTGTGATAACCACCGCTTCCATCAAACGATACCCAATCAGTTGGCTTAACTATAAGTATTGGAAACTTACGATAGTCTGCTAGTAATTTCTCCCTAGATTGCAAGACCATTCTAAAGCATTCTTCGGTGTAGACTATATAGTGTGCTCTCCTCCCTTTGCTGTAAACTACTTTAGTTTCTATAATGTTACTACCACTTTTTACTACTAAGTCTAGCAATGTGCCAGCTAGGTAGGTTGTAACATCATCTAAATCAGAATCGACTAAGCTTGCTTGGCGTTTGACAATCTTAATTTTCTCACGCCTCCTAAAGGTTTCGCTCCTAGATTTAAACCGTTTGTCAACAAAAGCCCCAAAGGTGCTATCATCACGATCAAGCCTACGAACTAAAATGCTATCGTAGATCGATCTGTTTATTTGCTTGACAAGAGATATAGTAGGAACGTGAACATCACGGCTAATACTCCTGACAATAGTTGCAATAATAATAAAAGCTAGGTCTTTAGGTGATTTGTAGAATTCTATAGCAACAATATCACGGGCAATTTTCATCTTACCTCTGATATCTCTATCAAAATATTCCATAATCTTTTCGGCTAGTAAGTTAATGCTATGAATAAGGATTAAGCGTCCCTCTGCCAATTCATCTGCTTGACCAGCCTTAATTCTGCTTTTGATTTCCTTCATTAACCTTTCGTAGCTATAGTCATTTGCGTCCATCTCAAGCTTTAGTTGTCGGTCAAGTATGTTAAGCATAAAGCTTACCTTTCGAAGTCTAACTTATATTGCACACCATCAAGTGTGAAGGACATTACACTATGGCTGTAAACACGGTGTGTATTGTAGGTGTAGTAAGTCTCATTGGTGCAATCTCCTTGCTCCTTACGATAGCCAACAATGACATTCTCTGTCCTGTTAGCGTCAGCTGCAAACATACCACCAGCTAGAGCACCGAACGCAGCGCCGTTATCCTGACCCGTCAGACCCTTGCCAAGCAGTCCACCTATGATAGCCCCGCCTAAAACATCACTACCCCTTGTCTGGCGCTTACGTTGCTCGTAGATAGGCACATCAATCTCTTTGCATATCCGCTTAGTCCTTGGTGTACGCTGCTCCTCACTCTTATACACATGGTGGACTGATGTTGAGCCCACAGGTTCGGCTAATATAGGTGTTGTTAGGCCCATTACAATAGCGATAGGCAAAATAACTTTAATCATCTTGTGTTCTCCTATTCAAATCCATTAGGGTATTTTTTATGTTTAGCTCTGATATAATCACCAACTAAACCGCTTCTTACGATATCATTTTCGTTAAAGTAATTGAAATCAAACCGACTTGGCATACTTTCGACTACTTGTAGGAACTTTTCGACATTCTTTTCAGAAATCTTAGTAAAGTCTCGTTGCAGTATATCACCACATATTACAATCTTACTATTACTACCGATTCTTGTCAAAACTGAGTCAGCTTCGTGGGCTGTTAGGTTCTGGAATTCATCGACAATAACAATACTGTGATCTATCGTTAAGCCCCTAATGAAACTGGTAAGCATAAACCTAACGCCATCATGTTTCACTAGGATTTCATAGGCATCGTCCCTATGGAATAGTTCGCTACAGATTTTCTTATATGGTAGCTCGTAGACCGCACCCTTTTCAGCTTCAGTACCCTTTAGGAAGCCAATGTCCCTTGTAGGCACTGCACTACGAACAATGACAATCCGCTTGTAGCCACTATTATTCTGCATATCTTGGAAAGCTTTATACATAGCCATAAAGGTCTTACCAGTCCCAGAATATCCTAGTAGTAATTGTGACTTATCTGAAGCGTAGTTTTCAAAGAACAAGGCTTGGTTAGCTGTTAGTGGGTCAACCTTATACAAGTCCATGTTAGCGTCATTTAGAGGGTTGCGAGCTTTTCTAAGTCGGGCCATTTTATTTCCTTACAGGTAGTAGTCCATTTCATTGTATTCTTTAAAGAGTTCGATAACTTCCTCTGGTGTTTTGCATAGAATCATAATCCTATCAAATGCACCTCTGTTATTACCACTAACATCGACATAATAGCCGTTGTCTAGTCGCTCGACTTTAAAGTTCCTACCAACTCTTGATAGTTTGTCTGATATCTTTGTGTAATTATTCATTTTTCTAGTCCTGTGCGTTTGATCTTTTCGTAGCAAGAAATAACTTCCTCAGACATAGTTTCGCCTTCGTCTGAGATAAATGATGATAGTAGTATTCCCTCACCCTCACACACAAGCTCCCTAGCATCTTCCTCTGAATCTGCCTCGACTTCAAAAGCTTCAATAAAGATAGCATTTGTAACCCGTGCAGCAACCTCTATAATATATTTATTCATTTTGTCCCTTTCAATCTGTGAAATCTGTTTCTACTGCTTTGTCGAAATTAATGTAAGTCTTTAAGTCATTGCACATAATACCTCTTGGGCTAACACTAAAGACCCTAGAAACCATGATGTTGTATGCTTTTGTAACGTATAACACAACCTCATCGTTGTCAAGTAATTGGTAGGCTACTGGTTCACTCATCATCACTATCCTTTGTTAGACCAAATACCAAGCACATTGATGCAAGGATAGCTAGATAAACAAACATTATTATCCAAAAGAAAATCCACCACATCAGCACACCCCCATAAGTCTCTCTACCACAACGTGTAGTTTTAGTCGTTTCTTTAGGAATTTAATGTACTTAGCTTCAATCTCTTGGGCCTTCTTTTTGTCATTCACCAAGACGTAGCAAAGTTCTTGGCCGTTACTGTCTGATATAGTGACTTTATACACGGTGTTCACCTCTTGCGTACTCTAAAGCTAGTCTCTTGTTTCTAGTTATAATTACAACAGCACCATCGTCATCATAGACAACATAGGTTTTCTTGTACATTCTCATTTTCATTTTGGTTTACCCCGATTCTTAAAGTAGTATTTACCAAGACGATAACCAACATAGATTATAAAAGTTGTGAATAATGCTTGCTCTATCACCCCCTATTCCTTTTTCTTTCTACTAGCTTCCAATGTACCCAAGAATCTTGGCAGTGGTAATCACCAAATATAGCATCGATTATTCTACAAAGATTGGGCTTGTTGTTCTTTTCTCGCTCATAGTTTCTACCACTAAATGATTGGTGTAGCTCACCCCCAAGTATTACGTTGAAAAGGATGCTTGTTTCTACCATAATGTTTCTTAGGTAGCGGTAGGTTTTTCGTCCAATCATCACAGGGATCGTCAGGTCTAGGTGTATCTTTTTCATTATCATAACTCATAAACTCTCCTCTGATTCTATGCCCTTCATAATAAGCTTTACGAAGCCATATTCAAAGACTTTATGGTATGTTTCTGCATCTAAGTCAAGTGTTAATGTAGCTGAACCATCATCATTATCTATTATATCAGATATTTTAATATCGTTATTCATCCTTTATCTCCTTGCTATATTTACGAAACCTCTTGTTATACGCACGTTTAATCTTTTTTAACTGACCGCTTTTCCAAATCAAAAACCTACGCGCCTTAGTGAGTCCATCATATTCAGCACCGCCTTTCATTGGTATTCGTTTCATTACAATCCCCTTAAATAATATTATAGTGTTAGTAATAGCCCTTTTAGGTTGATTAATGATACTATCGTATTAGTAGTCATTGCAACCCTCTTAGTGCTAACCATGAGACAGGAAATAACTCTCTCATTTTAACACAAATTTGATTAGCTACTAGGCGTGTCTCTTGCTGTGTGTCAGGCTTGCACCTAAGATTACACATATTAGCGAAAGCGTCAAGTGAGCCTGTCCAATACCATTCAGTCATAAGTGAGGCTGGTAGTACCATTCTTGCTTGCTCCTCACATACCCCTAGATTTAGTAAGTATTTATATAAATTAGCTGATGACATATTATGCTGCAAAATGCTGTTGTGTATGTTGCTGCTAAAAGGCATTTCGTCTGAGCTACCTTGCTTCTTATCACCAGCTTTCTTTCTCCATGCGTTAGGACTATAGAATTCTGGGTCATCATCAACGTAGCGCCTTGATATCTCATTCCACCTTAGAAACTTATGCTTGACTAGCTGTCTAGCTACAAAGATAGGTGCTCTTACATGAAAAGTAGCAGTTGCATGGCCGAATGGTGAAAAATGACCATGATTTGCAAGATATCCAACAAGTTTATCGTCCTTTGCTGATAGTTGTGGTGGTTCCCCTTTGCTTTCTTGTTGCCAATCGCTTTGCTTTCCAAAGCTTACCCTAGCGGCATTGACTGTTGATAAGTCGCTGCCCATATGGTCGATGTAAGTTGCCTCAATCATTAGAAAGGAACCTCATCATTTGCATTTCTTGGGTCATTAAAGTATCCTTTGGTTAATGTCAATAGATAAAGATTAGTCCCCGCAATGTCTTCGATGGCTTGTAAGTTACTTGTTTCTGTGAACCCAAGTCCATCTAGTAATTGGTTTATATCAAATTCATCAATCATTGTCTAGCCTTTAATATCCTTCATTATCATTAATTTCCATTTGTTCGATTCGTTCAAGGTGCCATTGGTAAGCATCTGTATTCCTGTTTTGATGCTCAACTATAATAGTTTGTGCTACTAATACTATAAGCCCAAATTTAAATATTGCTACTATCAACATTTTTAATCCTTTCTTTTAGCTTTGTCAATAAGTTTGTTAAGTTATCAAAGTCATCAATATTTTCATCACCATTGCTTGCGCGGTATCCATCTGCCCAATTAAAGGTGATTGTCCATCCTTCTAAAGTTACTTCCCTTCCATGAAGTAGGTTGTCCATTGCATGATGTACTAAATAGTCTGTAACTTTAAGTTTCATTAGCTATCCTTATGAGTCTTTACAGACAAAATATACCCAAGTCGCTGCTGCTGCACATAGCGTTATAGCCATGATTATTTCTTCAAATAATGTAAACAATGGGAGCATCCTTATTAGTCTCTCTCATAAGCTCAAGCACTTCTAATGCACTATCAAGCTCATTTATGTTGCCAGCCTGTGCCTCTTGTATTGCGAAATGCACAAACTCAAGGCCCTCTCTAACTATCACTAGCTTTTGTTCATCTGTCAAGTTCATTTGCTTTCCTATGCTAAGTTATATTCGCGTTCCCAAACATCAAGATCACGAAGGCTAATTGTTTCTCTTGTTTCTATTACTTCAACTACTTTAGCTTTATAGACTAGGCATTGCTTGCCCTTGCGCTGCGATATACCCCAATAAGGATAGCCGAATTCTTCTAGCATACCGTTGATTCGTTCGCGTGTTGTGACTGAGCCCCATCCACACATATTAAACTTGACACCATCATAATCACGCCATGCAATCTTATTTTGATGTAAGTAAACTTCGTTGCCTGTGGTATATGTTGCTGCAATCGATTTTGCTTTGCCATTACGAAAGGCTTTGACTATTTCTCTTGTTACTTTACGCATTTTCTGTTCCTTTTGTTGCTGTTAAGTTGTTTAAATCATATTAGCTAATTGCTGTCAAGTCATTTAGTCAAAGAAATTACCCCTTATCCAATTATGCTCAACGATATAAGATTTCTCATTATGTTCCCATTTGCCTTGCCCTAGTACTGCCCTAAAGTGTTGATTAGCAGTTGCCATTGCAAAGCCTATATCTAAAGTTTCGCCTTCAAAGGTAATTTCTTTACCATCGACATTGAATTTTGCGTA